GTTGAGTGTTATAGCATTAAGGTCTGTCCTGTCAACATAAAGTGCTGCAGCATCCCAAATATGATTATTTGAACCGTTACGAAGATCTTCAACAATAGATTGAACAATATCCTTAATGTCATCTTCACAATTTACATTACCACCTGGGATTGTTAGAGAAGGATACTGTTGGGTCAGGAGGTAAACTGTTTCTTTAGCAATGAAGTTTTTATTATTCTCTAATAAAGTTGCTGCATCATAATATCTGTGAGTATTACCAGTAAAACCAGTAACTACTGCACTACCATTTGCATTTGTTGTAGCGTTGATCGCATCATTATTAAACTCTTCACCAAATGTGAAGTCTTGAGAACCAGACCAATCATATGTGTATGAATCACCATTAGCACCATCAAAGTGAAGGAGTAGTTTAGTGTTGACATCACCTTGGAAAATTCCATCACGAGGAGTAAATGCTGCAGTATAACGAGCAACATTAGAGAATCTAAGTTCATCGATATATCCCTCATATGCATCAGCATTAGCATATGAAGAACCAATTACTATTGGTTTTGCAGCATATGTATTACTATCAGTTCCTGTACCTACAGATACGCCATCAATGAACACTTCCATGTCAGTGCCGTCTCTGACAACAGCAACGTGTGCCCAAGTATCAGCAACTAAAGTGATTACACCAGAAGTTACTACGTCTGTACCATTAACATTAAGTCTAACTTGACCAGCTTCAATATAAAGTCGGAGTGCAACTTCTGTGCCAGTAGTTCTCATATCAACAAGGTGAGCAGTTCCTGTCAGAGCGCCAGCAGCAGGGCGTACCCATGCTTCTATGGTATAACCTGCAGTACCAATTCCGTAGTCGCTAGAAGAAGTTTCACTAATGAAATCTCCAGTACCATCTAAAAATAGTGATGTTAAACCAAACTTTGTCTGAGTGGTAGAAAGTGCTGCATCACCAGCAAAAGTCAAGTTATGAATATCAAGACCCGTGGAATTAATTCTGCTAAGTTTTCCAAGATATAAAGTTTTTCGTGCTTGGTTATACCCAATAATTTCTGCTTTGGTATCTCTACTACGCAGGATTTGACCAAGAGAGAAGAAACCTTCGCCAACTTCATTAGTAATAGCTAATTTACGGATAGAAAGATCTTCATTAGAAACAAAATTACCACTTTCATTACCATATTCAATTTTATAATTTCTAATGTACTCATTGTCTTGTAAATTACCAGTCTCATTATCATAAGGAAGTATGTAATGATTAACTAATTCATTTTCAGGGAATTTAGTATTAAAATCGGTGCTATTGTCAGTAAATTCTACAACTGCAATTTGAGATTCTGAGATATCATCCAAAACGATATTTGGATATGTCGTTGATTGAATTCTATCAAATAGCAGAGCAAAGAAGGAGGAACCTTCAGAAATTTCTACTTGTTCAACAACTGCATTTGTTACAGGGTCTACATACGGAGTAGTAGAAGTAATCCGAGCAACAACACGAGACTTAGTACCAATAATTACTTCATCCAGAATGATATCATAAAGACCAGGTTTTGATTGATATGTACCAACCGTCTTACTTAAAGTAAGATCATTTGTAATTGTGATATCAGTTCCATAAAGTGGTGTACTCTGTTGAATGCCACCTGAGGTAGTGCCAAGTAGACCTCTAACAACAGTTAATGTTGTAGATTCAGAATTTTGAGTGATAGCAGTAACTTTAATAATTTCACTACCGATTTGATAGTTTTTATTAACAACAAATACCCCAGATGCAACTGGTGCAGGTGTGTTTATATCAGAAGTTTGATCAATTGTTTCAAAGGAAGTTGTAGAAGGTCCTACAGTATACCTCAGTTTTGCAATAGGAGTTTCCGCACCCTTTTCAAGGTTGATATCCTCAACAATTGCAGTATCACCACTAAGGTCACTAACACTTTCACCAAATTCAAATAATCCAGCATTTTCAACTGCAACCGCAGTCTCGAATAGAGCAGAGAACCCTGTAGCATTACCAAGAACAAGTTCGCTAGTACTAAATGCCGAACCCTCCGTGAAGAAACCTTCAATCAGTTCTTTTTGGACATTATTTGGATTTTCCTGAGTACCAATATTCACAGTGGTTGCTGTAACTCTAGTGATAGTCAATTTCGCACCAGAACCAGTTCCTGTCAGAGTTTGTCCAACAGTAGGAACAATACCACTTGTACTTGCAAAGGTGTTCTCAATAGTTGAAATAGGACTAATTTGAACATTTACGTACTTAACACTTGCAGGAGGCGCAGGAGGTTCAGAGAATACGATCGAATCGCTCTGAATTTCAAAAGCAACATCAGGTGTTTGAACAACACCATTCAAGATAACCATCAACTGATTTGCACTAGCGATTACAGAATCGCCATTATTAACCGTGAGTGGGAATGCAGTTCTAACTCCATCAAACAGATTAGAAATATCATCTATCCTCTGTACAACTGAAGTTAGAATATTCTCTGAAGATGTCAGTCTCTTTTGACGGAAAAGAATTTCTGTATTGTTGAACTCACTGTAAATAGGTTCAACCAGAGTAAAGTTTTGAATATTAGGAACAATTGCTTCATTAGCAAGTTCAACAGACTTAGTTAACTCAAAATCAGTTTCTTTATTGGGAATTGTAATAAAGTCGCTAATTGAAAGTTCACCAAATACCTTAAACGATGCGGGGTGTACATTTCTAACTAGAACATCTTTCCATTCACTAATAGAGACAGAAGACTTAACGGCATAAGAGAAGTCCTGATAATAGTAAGAGTCTTGAATCTTTTGAATGATTTCTGAGGGTTTACCAACATCGTCAACAAATTGACCAGTAGTCTTAGTAATAGATCCAACTTCTAAGACACCTCTAGCAATCTTAAGTTTAGATATGACACCAGAAGACTTGGAGATGACACCAGTAATAGTTTCACCTATAGTAAATGTTCCTGTATAGTTGATCATTTTCAGAATTCTAGGTCCCACTTGCCAACCAGAGTTTGTAGAAACATAACCCTGTGCAGTAGCATTTTCTAGAGTATCACCTTGATAAACCAATTCACCTTCTAGGAAGGTGGAAGTGATAACATTTGCTTCTGCTACACCACCAAAAGATTCAGTAAGAACCGATTGACGACCAGTACCAGCATTAACAAAAGAGATTGCATCACCAAGTTCTGCGTTTGCAGAAGTAATAGCAAGTTTTAGTTGATCATCCTCCAAAGAGTTTGCTGTTCCAGCAATTGCATAATAAGTAGTGGACCCATTAAGTCTACCAATAGCACCAGCTGCGAGAGGGAAATCGAGTCCCTCACCAGTATCAGTGACATTTAGCGTAACTTCAGAACCATTTTGAATACCATGAGGGAAAGCAAACTGCAGGAGACCCAGGTCAATGTTTACAACATAATTGAAAGATGACTTGAGATTGACCTGAGGTTGAGAAGAATAACCTGCCCCAGGATCTTTAACCTCGATGGCAAAGAGTCTACCATTTTTAATTGTTGATACTGCAACAGCACCAGTACCACCACCACCAGAAATAACAACAGTAGGTGCTTGAGTATATCCAGAACCAGGGTCAGTAACAGTAATACTGTCAAGAATACTAGTAGCAGTCAACTGAGCGTTGATTGGGAAAGAAATTTCTGGTCGTAAGGTATAGTCATGAGAATAATCAAAACCGAAGTTATTATTCTTCAGATTTTTAATCTTGCCAATTTCTTCACCAAGAGTAAAGAGTGAGGCACCAGATCCAGACGCAGGAATAACAACATTCAGTTCTGCACCAGAACCAGTAAGTCCTGACCCAAGGATACCACTGATTGCTTCAATATCAATATTAGCTACAGTATATCCTTTACCAGGACTAGTGACTACAACAGATTGAATTTGACCAGGGATCAATACACCTTCAGTATCTGTACCATCAGCAACAACAATTTGAACAATTCCACCTTCACCATCACCCGAAATAGGAACACCTCTGTAAACTCCTACAGCATATTCAGTTCCAGGTTCGTTAATGTCAACTCTTTCAATTTTTCTAGTAGATTCGATAGAAGAGACAATAGGTAACTTTGTATAGAATCCACCAGGATTAACAATACGAATATTTGAAATAGAACCGACTGCTTTTTTAGAACTAGTACTATAAGAAGCATTTGCAATAGTAGCAGCAGCTTCTGGTTGATTTGGAAGTATAAACTGGAATGTATTATCACCACTAGTAATTGTGCCACCAGAAGTAGAATCTACAGTAAACGTGCCCACATATGGTGAAAATGTAACATCTAGATAACTATCTGAAATGACAGGAGAGTCATCTCCAGGTCTAGAGGGATCAAAATAATATGAGATATTTGTAATTACGTCCCGAGTAACTTTAAACTTAACTGTTGGTGCAGGAACACCAGGTACAGACACTCCAGGAGTACCGATACGTTCAATAGAGTTGAATGAATATTCCAACTTATAAAGAGGATCCTTAGCAAAGGATAGGTTTCCACCCAACATCGAAGAGTGAGACAAATTGAACAAATATTGATGTCCATAGTACATCTTCAATGTAGGAGACTTCACGAATACATTTACACTGCTACTAGTTGTAGCAGGAGAACCAACTGCGTTTTGAGGTAACTTGTATGTGAATTCAATTGGACTAATAACTCGTTCTACAGGGAAAGAACCATCATACTCATCATAAACAGTACCAAGAACTTCCTGACTTGGATTGCCATCAATGAAAATCTGCTCACTCTCTCTTAAATAATGGAGCGTATCAGAGACACAATATACTATATCACTATTGTTAACAGCAGTTACTTGAAGAATCTTGCTAAGATTAGAAATCAAGGTGATTTTTAAAACACCTGTAAGATTCGTAATTTGTACTGTGGAACTAGACGCATTGAAAGATACGTCACTTGAAGTTAGTGTGACGACAGAACCTACAACATAACTTGAGGATCCACTGACTTCCACAATCTTAACACTGTAATCATTATCAGCATAGGATTTGAACTTAGCATATTCATCTAAATTATTTGTACCCCCAATTTCTTCTGGGGCATCAAAGGTTGCAAGATCAATATTAAATGTTCCAGGAGTAGTGTTTATAACATTGGGGAATGTTTGTACAATCTCATTTACATCATTTGGAACTGGTCCAACGATATTATACGTGCTTTGCTCATTAAACTGCTCTGTTGACAATTCATACACGTTGATATCATTGGTCCAAGAATTATTATTAATAGCAACATATACTTTTTTATTAGTATAATCTACTCGTGTAATGTAACCGCTATTTACAAAAGAAGCACCATTTCTAATGACCAATTTTGCTCCAACAGTAAAGTTGAAAGACTGGTTGATAGTGAGTTCTTGAACATTATCAATCTTAAGTAGATTAAATGTCTCAAAGTAATAACGATTTTTAACATTCGCAGTTACTTTTAATTTTTGAGAACCAGGAGAAGGTACAGTTGCAGTTCTAGAACTCCAAACGTCTCTACTGTAAGTAAGATTTAGAGTACCCTCAGACATTGTAGTGGTGGCAGTACTCAAGTCTAAAGTTTGGAAACCAACTTCTGCTAAAGCATAACCAACGGAGACTAATGTCAATGCAACACCAGTTACAGGAGTTACTTCAGTTCTAGTAAATCCATAGTTTGTATTTGTGTTTGAGTTGAATGTACCTCTTCTAATAGCATCAGAATTTTTATCAATCTTCAATCCAAATGATTCATAATCAATATAATCGTATCTGGCAAGTTGCTGAGTAAACCATGCAGTATCAACAAAGGTATGATTTAATGCAATTGTAGTAGTGGCAGGAAGACCCAAAGGATCTCCAAAATCGCTAGGTGCGGTTACAGTTACTGCTCTATTACGAATTTTTAAAGAGTCAATGAAGAATTGACCTTGATTGTCTTCAATAAATCCACCCGCACTAGGGAATCCAGGAACATTACCAATATGAATGTCCTTAGAACCAAGAGCAGTATCAGAAACTGTAGCACTAATTTGCTCAATTCCATTCACATATACTTTAAATGAAGTTGATTCTTTTTTAAGCGAAATTAGTTGCCAGGTATCATCGGCAAACAATCCAGTGTTTGTACCTGTTGCAGCAGAAGCACCAGAGAATATTGTACTATTATTAGTAACAACCATTTCAATCCTGCCATCATTGGCAGTTCCATCTGTATTGTAATATAACCAAAGACCACCAGTAGTGCTTTGAGCATCACCAATAGCAATAAGAGACTGCTTATCTGCAGATAATGTCTCAGCATTACTACCAGCAGCATCCTTATACAGAAGGAATTCAATAACAAAATCATCTTGTAAGGCATTACCCAAACTAGTTGCAGCAATTTTTGCAGCACTATTTTCAAATACAGTAGATGCACCTGTTTGGAATCCAAAAATCTTCAAATATCCATTAGTATCACGTTCAATAGATCCACTTAAACCAAGTGTAGTTAAGGTGTGATGTGTTGTGGTGTCGGACAAATCACTATCAAAAGTGAAGATTGCTTCATTTCTATTCCAAGACGTTTGACCGAAGATGTATGGATCACCAGAGACATCTACATCAATACTGTTTACAGTAATACCTTCGACTGTATTTTCAGTAAAGTCATTAGTTGTATGATTTACAATTTTGCCTTTATAATCAAGTCTTACTAAATCAACAGTCTTTTTGTCTGTAACATTATCTACTCTTGTAAATGCGATATTTAACTCGCTAAAAATATCAAGAACACACTTGGGTGCTAAGTTGATATCTCTTCCAGGGGCAACATAACGATAATTCCAAAGTGAAGTACCCGATGTGTTGTACTTACCGACCCAGAAACTATCTCTTGTAGCATCATCACTCTTCAACTGAAGAGTAGAGGCGACATATATGTCATCAAACTCATCAATCGCAAAAGAAATATCTAAGAATGAATATGCATTATTTGTAATCTCCTTAATCCAAACCGTCGTTATTGCTGTATTACTAATGGTTGCTTTACCAATAACAAAGTTTCTATCCCCAGCATTTTGACTCGTAGAAGTTTCTAGGAGGAAATACAAATTCCCAACAGAATCTAAAAGAAGATCTTTGACTTCTTCATTACCATTTGTAGATACAATTTTTCTCTTAACAGTAAACGTCCCAGAAGAATCCAAGATACCAACAAATGCATCATAAGGATAAGGTGAGTTAGTGTTAGTAAAACCACCAATGATAACTCTATTATCAGTTGTTCCAATAATTGAAGTAATGTTGTCAGAACGACTTGCGCCCGAAATTCCAGCATATGCCTTTTGGAATTCTAATGTAGCACTCAACCCATCAGATGACTGATTATACTTAGCAACAATAATATCAGGATTATATGCTCCTAAGATAACGCTGTTTGGTTTATTAATACCAGCAACCCAAACAGTATCACCTTCAACATAGATCTTTTGTAATTCTGCATAATTCAATCCACTAGTAAGTTCAAGAGTTTTTTCCCACTCTTTAACACCACCCGCAGACAATTTAGCAATAAACGCTACAGTATTGCCGCTTTCATCAGGAGTGGAACCGCAAATAAAGGTTTCTTTATTTTGATTGACAAAAATATCGTTTACCTTAACATTTTCTTGATTAGCAAATTTTGTAATAAAGTAATCTGCTTTTTTAAATATTTGAGGGTGAGAAAGAATTACTCTTGGATTCTCAGTATATGAATTTCCAGAATTGATAATATTAACAGTCTTAATAGATCCAATAGAATCTACAACTGCCTCTAGTTCTGCACTTTCTCCATCTCCATCAATTACAATAGTTGGAGGAATATCTTCATTATATCCACTACCAGTTTGGTCAATAACAACTTCTTCGACACCTTTTAGTTGTCTTACAGTAAACTCTTTATTAGTAGTTTCAATATTTTCAGAATAATCAACAAAAATGGTATCATCAACTTCCAAGGTATGAGGAACTTCTGTTGTAATTTGACCGTAATTTAATCCTTGACGGTACTGGTATCCAAAACTATTAATAGTTTCTCCCTTAATTCTAGAAACACGAGCAGAAGCACCAGAACCACCTGTTCCATCATTATTAAAGATAAGTTTGTCATCTACCTGATAACTTGTACCAGCATTTTCAACAACAAAATCTGTAATAGATGCATTTTCAAACCTACTGATCGTTTCAACTTCAATATCAACTTTAGATTCAGTTTTTACCTTAGGGAAGTAATCAAAAATCTGAAGGGGAGGTTCTTCTAAAATTTCATCAGGATCATCAGTTTCATCCTGACTAATGACACCATCTCTATTTTCATCTTCCACTTCAAAGCGAAGAATATCTCCATTCTCTAGAGATAATGAATTAGTAGATGCATTAGGTGTTCTCTCAACATCGATATCAACATTTTGATATGGATCTCTATAACGTACAACACCTCTTGGGATATTTTGCTGAGTTGCATCTTCATCTAAGTTCCAAGAATCAACAACAGAGTTAAAGTCACTACCAAGAACATAAGGGAATACAGCATTACCCGCTTCAGTATTATCAATAGTTACAAAATAACAATATCTACCATTAGGGAACTGAGGTGTCTTACAAAAACGTCCATTATATTGATCCAAATCACCAAGATTGAATACGTACTCATAGTCTTCAACATAAGTACCAGCGATATCTGTACTAAGAAGTGGTCCCTCTGTTCTTACTGGGATGGGATTGGTGATGTCATCATAAACTAAAGCAGTTTTCAATCTGTGCGAAGAAGAAATTTTAGTAATATTTGAAGATTGGTCTGTAGGGTCTGAGTAACCATATGGTCCATAAATTGGATTTCCATCAAATGCCCAACCAATAATAGGAGAATGGTCTAATTGAGTTTCCTGCTCAACGATAACATCATTATTATCTTTGATTAAATTGTCACCAAGGATATATCTAAGTCTCTGTGGGTTAGATAAGTGAGCATATTCACCTCCATACTGAGTATTATATCCTTCAAAAACAGAACCTTGAGAATCATCAAAAGTAGCAGATTCTTGTAAGTTATATGTCCATTGGAATACATTTGCAGAGAAAATTGCATCCTGCCCTACAGAGGTTAGATTAATGACAGTTGTACCTTGAGTGTAGTTAATACCTCTATTATCAATTTGAATACTAGTAACTTTACCAGCATTTTCGCCCTCAGTATCAATGATTGCCTGTGCTTTTGCACCAAAACCAATACCTTGAATTTGTACCTCAGGTGCAGTAGTATATCCAGATCCACCCGAAATAATTGCAATAGAAATAATTCTACCGTTATTGATAATTGCCTGAGCAACAGCACCAACACCAGAACTTACAGTAACAGTTGGACTAGAGGTATAGGAACTTCCTGCAGATGACAAATTAACAGATTTAATAGGACCTCTAACAGATGCAGTACCAGTAGCACCAGTACCACTACCACCAACAATAGTAATTTCTGGTTGAGATGTATATCCAGTACCACCACTAGTAATCAGAATATTAGATACACTACCTTTAGTGATAATAGCAGTTGCAGACGCTCCAGAACCGCCTCCACCAACAATAGAGACAAGAGGGGAGGAAGTATAACCAGATCCACCAGTATCAACACTAATGCTGCTTACAGAACCATTTACAACAACTTCTGCAGTAGCACCAGATCCTCCACCACCTACAATAGATGCACTTGGAGGTGATGCCGCATCATAATCTTGACCAGCATTAGAAATGGTTATACTAGTGACAGGTCCGAAAGTTTTTGATAATGTTGACTTATAAGACCATACAGAAACACCATTGACCCAAGTTCCAATAGGACCAGGAGTAATTACATTTTTTGTAGAAATTGTAGATGGATTCTGTACAAATCTATTAAGTTTTCTTTGGTTGCCAGGAAGAAGTGCAGAACCTACAAATGGACCAACATTATAGTTGGGGATACCAGTAGATGCAACATACACATAGTTGTCATTAAAAAACGAGTTCTGAATATTTGTTGTATAAGAAGAAATACTGTTATTGATTGGGGTATTTGTTGACTTACCTTTATTCAAGTTAACAGAAACAAGAATATTGCCTTGTGGTGCAACCAGTGCAGTTTGAGGTAACTGATATTGAAATACGGTATCATTGTCTCTAGAAGTTACTTCAAACGTTCCGTTATAAATGATCGGATTGGCACCATAAACCGTAACTTCGTCTCCAACCAAGAGACCGTGATTATTTGAACATGTTACTGTTGCAAATCTGTCATTAACTCCACCAAAAGTAATCTCTGTAACTTCAATGAGTTTTTTAACGTTATATAACCAAGTAGTGAGTAATGGTTGCTCACCAGTACCACCAAGTTTAGCAACAGTTAGTTTATCACCTGGTAAGTAGTAAGAACCCGTGTCAGTAAGATTTGTTTGTTGTGCATCAACGATACCAACAATATTCATTACAACTTCTTGACTAGTTCCTCTGTTTAATACAACTTTAAAGTTAGAAACTACCTCTGTGGCAGAATCCCAAACATAAGGATTAAGACCAACACTACCAGGAGAAAGACGAGTACACTCAATAAACTGATTGAGAGATTTCTCTTTATAACGAACAACTTCAGATCCACCAAGAATAAACTCACCATTCCTTTCAGGCCAACCAATAGTAGAGTCAACAGTAATGATACTGTCATCTTCTCCAAGAGGTTCTGCTAGTCTAGTTTTATAAGGAACTACAAACGTTCCTTGAATGGTTTCTTCAGAAAGAACAAGTTCATAGATGGTAGTATTTGCAGTATTGATTGCAATATAATTTTCTACAAGAGCACTTGCGTCTTGCACATTAATATCAGCAATATCTGCAGTTTGAGAAATCAATGCATCTTGAATATTCCTAGGATCACCACTTTCCAACGTTGCACGAAGAATTGTGTTAATAGACCAAGTTGCTGCCGATGGTTTAATAATTTGATCTTTAGGATAAGAAACATCAATAGTTTCGCCATAAAGAAGTTTAAACAGATATTCTATACTAAAAGTTGTTCCTTTTGTCTGATAAAAAGATTTAATATTTTTGATTGCTGTACGAACATCAATCTTCTTGTAATCTAATTCAGGAACATCTGGTAAAAACTGCTCAGTATACTTATCAAGAATTCTTTTTACAAATACCGCATCTAAGCACGTTGTAGAGTCGCCAATATCATGATTAGATGCAACAGTATCATTACTAAAAATTGCATTACCATCTTCAGTATAACCAATAATACCACTTGCTGCTCTAGCACAATTTAGAAACTGCGCTTTAGAGTATCCTCTACCAGGTTGTAAAATTTCAAATCCAGTAATTTCATTAATACCAATTTCAACTGATGCAGAAGCTTGAGGAGGACTTTGAATGATAACTTTAGGAGGTTCGGTTTGACTATACCCTGTACCAAATTCAGTAATGTTAATATCAGTAATTCTACCATTAAAAACAGAAGCTACTGCTTGTGCTCCACTACCACCCAGATATACACCTGTTATAGAATCGATTCTGTCGTCAATAATATAAACTGAAGGAACATCATCATATCCAGCACCACCAGAAAGAATTTCGATAGTGATAACACGTCCATCGGCATCAACTACTGTCTCTAACACTTGAGCACCAGTAGGTTCAATAATTTTAATTCTAGGAGTAGTAGTGTAACCTTGTCCAGAATTTAGAATATTTACTCCAGTAACTTCACCATTAGTAATTACAGTCTGTAAACTTGCTTTAATTGGGTTATTGCCAGTTGGTTCGTCAATATAAATTTCAGGTGCTGTGGTATACCCAGAACCCCCAGAAGATACTACAATTTGTCCTGAAATAGAACCATTTACCATGGTAGGAGATTCTAGAATAGCACCACCAGGTTGCTGGAACGTAATTCTAGGAACTGCAGTATAACCGCTACCAGAATCTGTTAATGTTAATCCAGTTACTGTGCCCCCAGCAACAGTTGCAGAAAGTTTAGCTGCCGTAGATCCCTCTTGAGTAGGTGCCTCTACATTTACAATAGGAGGATTGGTGTCACTATAACCAACTCCACCAAAAATTAATTGAAGATTTTTAACTCCATTGATAAGTGCCTTGGCAGCACCACCATTACCATTTTCACTGTCAATACTAATAGCAGGAGGATAATCAAATCTATAAGAACTACCAGTTTCATCAATATTGATTGATGTAATTTCTCCTTGAGTATTAATTCTGGCATGTGCCGCTGCACCAGAACCAAAAGATGGGATGGGAGCATCTACATAAAATAATGTAAGTTTTCTACCTTTTAGAGGAACAATATCTCTAAAGATTAAAACATCATTATCAAATACATAATTTACTTTAGGTATTAGAAGAGATCCATCGTAATATGCAATAACATATTCATCAAGTTCGGGAATAAACGTGTTTCCATTACGAGTGATTTTAAATTCAGTTTTGCCCTCTCCAAAACTAGCAGAGATGTCATTTAGAGCGAAAATACTATTTTCTACAAATCCACTAAAGTACTTGATACTAGTAAGATCAGCACTATCAGAAGTTAATACTGCTCTGGGTGCTTCTGTGAATACAATACTTGTTCCAGAAATATCATAGTCAATACCAGGTACAAGATACTCCCCATATACTTGAACAAGTAGATGTGATGATGAGACGGGTGTTACTGGTCTATCTTCACTTAAGAGAGCAAAACTACGTGTAGTCCCATCAAAGTTACGAAGAGGACTTTGCAATTCGATCTGCTTAATTTTTACCTGTTCGTATGATACACCAGGTCTAAAGGAAACATTTGGTGAACCAGAAATACCCTCGTAAAAAATAACTTCATTATTAATTTTGATGGAACCATTTTCAGGTAAAAACGCATCAATATTTTCAACAGTAATTGTAGTATCACTACTATCAACAGGCTCTACAAGAATAGTATTACCATCAAGAATATCAATATCGAGTTTATCAATATCAAGATATTCTAAAAAATTGTTTAGAATATTTTGCCCTAAACCCGTTTTTTCTTGAGACTTGTAGTAATACTGTATAAATTTTCCAAATAGTTCATATTCCGATGGAATAAAGTCTGGGAGTTGATTAGAAACTGCGTTGGAGACCTTATTGATATTCATCTAACTACGTAAAACAGGAGGATGTATTAAGAGAACCAGAATTGTCAATCGTCGGAATATCCAGAACAACTGGACTTACATTAAATGCACCTGGCGTCAAACTATTTAGTGGTATTGACGACGGGAACTGTGTTCCGATCGGGGTTACTGAGATTTCTGGACTGATTATATTAATGATTGTACCAGGGGTTGTAGCAGGCAGAACTGCACTGTTTGATGGAATCACCTGCACAGGCAATTGAAGACCAGTAGGAAGGTTGTCTGGGTTGACTACAGACCCCAATCCTGTAGAAGAATCAGTAATGCTAATATCAGCATCATCAGCATTACTACCACCAGAACCAATAATACTGACAGGTCCGAAACAAATCTCTCCTGTAGAGTAATTTACTGTCCCTGCAGAGTCATTTGTATAAACTTTTCGGTTTCCTGTATTGTAAAAGGTTCTCAGATTGCCATACCCATCATCTTCAAATTGCTGATCGACACCTGGTCTATCAGAAGTTCTAAAGGGTCCAGATAAAATTACTGGTTCCTTCTTACAATTAGTATCCCCATCATCTGATGATGGAGCACTATTATATATTGGCGATCCTGTAGAAATGCAATATGTGTTTGTTTGATTTGTATTTGGTTTAATATATCTCAATAATGTTAATTGAGTTGAAACATCAGTAATACAACTATTAGAAAGTTCAATAGCTCTTTCAAAAGACTGTGTACTAAAGGATGCATTAAAGTTATTAATTTTAGATTGACCACCCCAATCTAAAATAGACTTGGAAATATCAGATTTAATCTGAGAGGTATTTGAACCGCAACCCGTATCGTAATTTACAAAGATTTTAGGATTGATGTAGATATTGTCAACGTCTTCAATTACTGGGTCAATAGACGCCATAGCATACTTTCTGAGTTGATTACTCAAACTTTTCTTTGTTTGATCATTCAAGTCAGAACCAGTTTTTGTTTTGATTACAATATAAACCTTTCCATATACAGGAGGATTTAAGGAGTCACCACCAAAAGCAACAACAGCATCGGCATTGTCGTAAATATTTTTAGTAATAACCTCATAATCTTGAGCAGTTACTGCTCTATATTGAGCAGAGTAATATCTTGGAGCATAATACTTAATAGATTCGACAGTTTCAGCTTCATCACCAAGAACAGATTTAGATTTTACAACAATATCTACTATATTTGGAGAATATACTTGTCCGTTAGCATCAGATATATTACCAATAAATGAAAATACTTGGATACCATTAGCATCTGGTCCATCTGTTACCATATAACGTAAGGAAACCACCTCACCGTCCTTTACAGATCTACCAATACTATCGTCTCCAAATTTTACCTCATACCGCATATCATCAGTTTCCGAAAGAAAATATGCTCGTGTATTAGCACTCAAATCGGTGATGTTTTGGACTTTGGAGTATAAGTCTGAGTTGGTAGATGTTTCGTTAGGTTTGACCCTGACAGTTAATGTCGAAACATCTGCATCTTGCGATTGAATAATATATTTTTGATTTGCAAATGTATTAACAATATAATTAAACTCGATCAAACTACCTTCATAAACTTCCAAATTATCAAATTCTGCTACACCAGTAGAAGTATTAACTTCTGTGGTAACATCATCAACAACATTCCAAATATAATTACCACCTGTTGCTACAGGACCTTTTGGTAACGTTACAGCAGATGGGAAAAATCCATTAACAGCAACTGTCTGAATTGTTAGTTTCAAACATGCTTTTGAACAAATAATAGACCTTGGTGTATAATTTAATAGTTTAGCAAGTTTTACAATATTATCTCTAACACTTGACGAAGGTAAAAATGCTTCATTCAATGCCATGTTTGCATTGAATGCTGTATAATAACTATTATATGCTAATGTATCAATAAGATATGATAATGCAGACCCCTCAAAGTCATAATCTGAGAATTCAGTTCTAGTTCTCAGATATGACTTAATAGAAGCTTTGATATCATCAAAGTCTAGTGCGGTTAAATTATTTGGTTGCATTAGTCTGGTTTTTGTAATACAAACGTGATCTCTTCGACAATAGGAACTCCAACAACCTTATATTCTATAGAAATAAGGAGATTGTTACTTTCAAGAATTGGAGTTACCTCCACACTTGTCAATTCAACACGAGGTTCATACTGTTTAATTGTATTTATTACCTCATCACGAATAGCATCAATGGTAAAAGGGTCCAAAGGCTCGAACAGTAGTTCGTAAACCCTGGACCCGATTAAAGGTTGGAATGGTTTTTCTCCTGGTACAGTCAAAATAAGATTTTTGACTGCCTGCTTTATACAATTTTCGTTAGTTATGGCAGAAACATCATCAGTAAATAAATTTCTAGAAAAAGAAATACCAATATCTTTGAAAGACTTGGATCTTTTTACATTCTTACCACCAATAGGTTTAAGAGCCATTCCATTTAAGCACTATCGTACTATTTAGACTACTTTCCCTGACCCCTATAACGCTTCTTTGCTGAGTTACGGGAAGATGAAGCGTATTTAGTGTGTTTACCTGTACCTTGACGAGTCTTTTTGGGACTTGACTCAATCATACTGTTGCCCAAGAGGGACTTCCTCATTTTTGCCATAGTTGCTCTATTGAGTGACACCTGTATTATAGCACATTAGACAGCACCCCCGCCACTCATCTCAATAAAGACGTTAGGACTACAACCAGTGACAACAGAGTTGCATGGAAATGCTGGTGATTTATCACCCATTGGATCTCCAAACTTAGAAACACGCACTTTACCTATAAAAACTGTCTTGGCAGTTGCTAGAATCTTTCTAGCATGCCCTACAGGCGCTTCTCTACCACCTGTAATACCGAAAACACACCAGTGGGCAGGATTTGGTGTTGTGCCTCCTGGACACCCTTTAGGAATGCCTGTATATGAAACTGTATGTACGTTTAGTGTTGGATGTGGAATAAGAATATCCTGGTCCACCATAGGAATATTGCCATTCACAACTACTCTTGCAGCTAATGCCTTAGCAACACCTAAGGGTAACTGAGGATGAGGTGCCCATAAAGTAACGGCATCCATTGCTTGTACTGGTTTAGGCACAATCTTAGGGTCATAAGGTGGTAAGATACATCCTGGTAATATACTACCTCCCAATCCAGGGTGATGGGAAGAACCCGACCCTAAACCATGCCCTGAGCAAGTACCCATAAAAAGTCCAATTCCTGATGCCATATTCTATGTCTGTAAAAGTGGATTGCCAAATGCTCTTGCTGCAGATACAACAGTTGCTGCAGATCTTGTTAAATCATGTAGAAACAACATCTCTCCTGATACCTCCCATGCTAAACATCCTGGACCATGAGGACCAGTTACTATACAGGTTGTAGATGTACCAGTTGTAGCACCTGTATCAGGATCTGTTCCTGATGTTGGCGCGATGATCGGAGGTGGAGGCGGTGGACAAACAGTAGTATTAATACCAGGTGCGACTGGATTACAACTTAATGTAACTTTAATTGTTGTTCGATCTGTTGGATCAGCACGATACTGCTTCAAAATATATTTAGTAGACTCTGTGCCATATGGCAAATCACCAACTCTTCCCTGCACAGTCTCAACAAGAACTTCTTGAGTGACATTATACTCTGGAACTTGATATTGAGTGATACCATCAATCAAATCTGATATTCTAGTTTTGCGATCTACCTCTTCATTTCTAATACCAGTGACTAAATCAGTATAGTCTAGACTATCTAAATGCCTTAAATCTGTATCACGAATTAGAATAGGATATAATGGAGCTGTTTTATCTTGACTATACAGAGATTGTGGTAAAACATCTGCTTTTTTGCGCCTTTTATCAAACTTAATATCAATATTTTCCTGTTTAGTTCTAAAACTAATCTCTTTAGGTATTGTATCCGCAGTTTCGTTAAAATCACCTCTGGCATTTGGATCTTCTTGACCAGGATATGCGTCAAAATAACCAGCATACCGCTCTAATTTATCAGATTCATACGAATCATTGCTATATCGAGTCGTTACTTCTTTATATGTGTTAGCAATATACAATTTTGGCGGATCATTTGCGTCATAAAGCGTTCCACCATTGACAATTTTGATACTAGATAGTTGACCACCGATAAAATTGCCCTCAACTACCGCAGGTTGACCATTTTCACTAGTAGGAGGTCCAATAGTAAGGATTGGATCTTGACCATTTAGAAAAGAACTACTTAAATTCCTACCTGGATTGTTGATAGTAAACCCAGTAACCTTACCATTTGTTACAATTGTGGTCGCATCAGGCAATATAATGTCATTAAACACGTCTGGACTGTTTTTATCAAAACTTGCAGTCACATATTGGATAGATTTTTCCGTAAATTCAAATCTTCCAACTAAACATGCCCTATCTGTAACACCAAATCCTGCTTTTACTGTGATTAAATGATTGCGATCTGATGAATATTGCGTGTCTTTCGTAAAATTACTCCCATTACCATCTACATACGCGATATGATGAGGAAAATTATCAATATCTGTATGATAAACACGGAGAATCGTATGACCATTGACGGTATCACTAGTTCTCAGTACATCAAAACCATCTTGCCCTGTGGTAATTTGCACAGGACCAATAGCAGTGATCTTTATATCGACAGTTAAAACAGATTCACTTAAGTCTGGATGTATATGAGTATAATTTAAAGTATATACATCATCAACTTCATACCCCTGGCCAGGACTCATGAGTTCTAGAACTGTCCATTTGGTGCCAGTAAACACTGCAGTACCACCAGATTCATCAATGACAGGTTCAATTCTTACTTTTATCCTAAATCCAGACTTAACTTCACTATCAAATACATCACTATCAAATATTTCAAATGTATTGAAGTTTTCGTCGCCCACTTGCCATGGATTTTGTGGCGAATTATATTCACTACCAAGTGCTAATGCAGCATCATATACATTAGTATAAGCAGCACCACTAAAAGAAAAAGCAAACTCTGTTACACCATCAGGTAATATTGTTGATAATGAATCATAAGAAAATACAATCTTATTACTTTCTGTACCAATGCCAAACAAATCTGGAAATGGGCAGTCAGGATCTTGAGTAAGGTCTTGACCATTATAAGTGTACTTTATATCCGTGGTTGCGGGTGAACATGTATGTGCTGTACACAATTTACATACTGTTGTAGTAGTTGTTGTAGTAGAGGAACTTGCTGGTACATTGGGAGTCCCCTGTGTAGTAGTCGTTGATGTACTAGTACATGTTTCTAGATAATAAACAGGTGTCCCTGAAACTCCTCCTGAAGGACCAGTATCATAAAGATATGATATCCATGTATCAGATGATTGCCAATCAAAGGATAATTCATTAGGATACCAATCATAAACATAGTCGCCGCCTAATAGGCTAAACAAACTTGCTGCACCAGAACATCCTGTATATCTTAATTTTCCACAATTACCCCCAGTTGCAGCATCACCTGCTGCCGCAGGTTGTCCAGCAGTGCCTGCCACATACGGTACAAAAATAGAATCATGCATAACTGCATCAGCAGTTCTACCAGGAATATTATAATTCCCTTGACGAAATTGTGTTACAGGATATTCTCTATACTCTACAGGAACACCTGCTGATGGTGATACAGCCTGTGGTCTTCGGGGGGTGCAGTGATCTGCTTCCTCACAAGCATTTCCTTGATTCCTACACCCTGCCATTCTCTATCCTCTCTAATCGTTCGTAAATAACATCCAAATTCTCACACAGTGTTAGATAATCCTCTGCGTTCTTTGGTTTATAATATGTCTTGTCTGGTGTGGGAAGTTCTTGCACTGCTTCTTCCATTGATTGCAATCTCTTCCCAAGTTTTACAATAATCTCATTTAATATCTCATGAGCATTCGCATTGTCTTTAAATGCTTCAAAAATTTCTTCACTCGTCATCATTAGATTTTCTTAGTGTAAATGCTGTACCATCATCGATGATATCATAATCTAGAAGAGTTCCTACATCCCATCCCAACTCTTCACATACTTCATATGGTATATTAAGGATTAGATCACCAAAATCATCCTCTTCAAGTCTTGTTGTGAATCTATGGGACATAACTTCTATAAACGATTGATTACCTGAGGATTGTCTGACGGATGTTCTGCTTTCCACTCAACCCATAGTGTATATAGATCATCACGAACTTGAGAAGCATATGCAGATGCATAATAGTCCGCACACTCGTACATACGAGGGTCTAGAAATGCCTCTAACTTTATCAATTGCTCCAATGCCCATACTCTCGTATCTTGTCTCTCTATGCGGGTCTTAGCATCCATTTTTTTATCTCAGAAAATTTTTTAGAACCTGTGGAAAACATTTTTGGATTTTATATCTCAATCGCTCTGGGGAACCTTTGTAGGTTAGGGTAGTGGCCTTTTTTATATTTAAGGGGGCCAAAATAACTGCCTATGTAACAACAACTAAGTGCCGCTAAGTGTTACTTAGTGCTTCACTAATTATACCTCACTAGTGCTATATTTGTCAACACATTCCCAGTGCCATTGAATAGTTTTTATGTAATCGAAGCACGACATTCTCGGAGTCTCTGGGTATGCTTCTCCCCTGTTAATCCGAATGCCATCGATGTATCTCTCAAGGTCGTAGATACTCTCGAAAGTACCTCTCAGCACTAGTGAGTTGTCATAGATTTGATACAGCATAAGTCTTAAAGATCTAAGAGGTTTGTATGAACCCTTACAGTGTTATTATAGTGCATAAGTGAGAGTTTGTCAAGTGCCTCTGTATAACCCTCTGAGGGGAATGATTAGCAATGGTGATGAGAGTATTCTCCGAGTGTTTCTGAGGGGTTGACATCTGTTAGAGAACGTGCTAAGAGTACAATTCTCCAAGACATTTAGAGAGGGATTAAACACACATAGTAGTTTATTTAATGTTTTCCACAATTTCCGCATTATCTGTGGAAAAGGTATCATTAACCTGTGGAGAGGTTAAATGTATCTCATTCCAATACTTTGGGTAGACGCATAAGTTAACTTGACGAATCATTGATTTAGCATGTTCTGCTTCTAGTGCGGGTTTGTTATATTCTCTGATAGTGATAGTTATGTAATACTCAGAGATGAAGTTAATAACACCTTTGTAATCTTTGTAAGTAACATGTTGTCCTTTAGTGAAAGTATACATTAGGATGATTGATCGTTAGGTACAGTGATTCTAATTGGTTCTGGTCCTAATTGTAAAGCATATTCGTGTTTATAATAATTGATAACAATAACAGCACGACAATTAGTATTTGATGTAGTTGAACCACTGTGCATAATTCTATTATCAAAGGTAACTAATCTTCCTTGTATAGCATCAACTTCTACGAGTTGATCATTAAAAGAGAATGATGTTGAACCATCACAAGTATTAAGGAAGAGTATAGATGTAGAACCAGGGAATGCTTCATCTGTATGATACCCATGTTTAATTATAAGTTCATTATAGGTAGTAAGATTTGCCTTTGCTCTGTATAGAACGTCTGGGTTAATGTTATTAATTAGGGGTTGAATCAAGTGACCATAATCACTACAACTATTACCTTCTGAATAGAAGTTATGAGAGAAATGTATATTTTGTAAGTGAGAACAATTTAGGGATGATTGAGGGGCATCGGTATAAAGTATTTCAGAACAATACCAAGGGAAGGTTGCAACTTTACCAGGAGAATGTGCCAACTGATCAAATAATTGTTGACACCAATCTGATGTCATGTAGTTATCTGCTACACGGATATTATAATCAATTGGGGTTTGTTGTGCTGATAAGATAAGTTGCATAGATGTAAATCAGTAGTGTTCTAATGATTTATTAAAGGATGACAAGTAAGAGAACAATGGTATAGAAGCGGGCATAGATTGATGCCCACTCTTTCTTAGTTTTAATCATGCGAAGACATAACCGTTAGTGAATTCTTCAGTCGTGAATACTTTTTCAGTACCGAGTTGACCTGAGAACTTACGAACAAACCACTTATAATTCTTTTGGAATACACCT